AAGCTTGATGATTTACAAAATCAAATAAACTCAATCAAAGGTGAATTCCACGAGTTCCGTGATGGACCTGCTACCGACAGAATTAAGAGTAATCTTAACGAGTTGAACAAAGCAGAAAGAAACATCGCTGATGCTAGAATGGATACCATCTTAGAATTGAGAAGACAATCTTATCAAAAATAAATCAAAAACAAAAATAAATAATCATGGCTACAGGATTTGATGTTACAGCTATTGCAGGTTATATAGACCAGGAATCATTTGGTTTGATTTCAAAGTCTATCTTAGAAACCAACTTAGCTCAATTTATGAACGTCCGTGTTGGACTTCAGGGAAACTCAGTTGATATTCCCCTTTTAGACACTGACTTCGTTGTTCAAGACGGAGCAGAGTGTGGATGGAACGCTACTGGTGATACTAGTATCTCAGTTGTTCCTATGACACTTAAAAATAACAAGGTTAACGTCGTACAGTGTGTACAGACTTTGAGAGATACATTCTTCTCAAGACAGTTAGCTGCAGGTGCTTACAACGGTGGTACTTCAATTCCTTTCGAGGAAATGTTGGCTGACCACTTCGTTAAGAAGTTAAACAACTACAACGAGAACTACATCATGAATGGTGACGGTTCTTACAGTGGTTTGACTGACATCTTAACAGTTGCTAACGGTACTATCTCTGCTGCTACTGCTACAGAGTGGACTTCTTCTAACGCTGTTGCTAACGCACAGGCTATGTACGAAGCTCTACCTGATAAGTCTTACACTCAGGACGACTTAGTACTTATCTTATCACCATCTCAGTACAGAGCATTGGTCTTAGGTATCACACAAGAGAATTACTACCACATCGAACCAGGTTCGACTGAGGTTTACATTCCTGGTACTCAAGTCAGAGCGGTTGCTACTTCAGGATTGGTTAGTAGTAACAAGAAGTACATCGGACCATCATCAGCACTCTTCATGGGTACTGACTTGACAGGTGACTTCGAGCAGTTCAGATTGTGGTACTCACAAGATAACGACGAGATGAGAGGTCTCATGAGATGGAGAGTAGGTATCGCTGTTAGTGAACCAGCTCTATTCGCTGCAGAACTCTAATAAACTAAGAACAAAAAATAATAGATATGGCTTGCGTACTTAATACAGGTGTAACTTTAGACTGTCGCTCATCATTGGGTGGCGTAAAATCGGTATATATCGGTTCAACTACAGGTGAAGACATATCTATCACAGCATCTACAGGTGTGGCTACAGCATTGACCGCTCAAGGTGGTACAATCGACATCACATCTGTTGCTGACTTAACGACAAGTGGTATGTTCGAATTCCAACAACCAAGACAATCTGCGTCTCTTTCTGAGACAGGTGCGTTTAGTGAGGAAAACGGTACTGCTTTCTATAGTTCTGTTCTTAGCTTCATTGTTAACACCTTAGAGGGTGAGAAGTTGAATACTCTCAACATCTTAGGTCAGAACACAAGACTTGTTGTTATTGTCAAGGATGCTAACGATAGATATTGGATACTTGGTAACGAATCAGGTGCAATTGTAACAGCTAGTACTAGTGAAACTGGTACAGCATTCGGTGACCGTAGTGGTGTCACTATCGAAGTTACAGGATTGTCTCCTGAACCAATGTTCGAACTTAACATCAGTTAAGTTTATTTCCTATATATAGTGGAAAGGGGGAATGTAGTGTTCCCCTTTTTCTATGCCAATTCATGTCGTTTATCTATTTAAGGGTGTAAAAACAGTGCAACTATGGTATTTAACTTTGCAGATGACAGCAGAAACCTTGTTTTTAGAAAAGGTTCGGACAGTGTAGACTACTTCCAAGATGGTTACATGATAACCTTTAGGAGTATGTATTCGAACAAATACTTGTTGAATAAGACATTGGTTAATGAAGGGTGGGACTCTAATATGTTTTACCTTGTATTGACAAAGGTTGATGACAATGATTCATACATTAGTTTGTCATGGGACAAAGATGACTACAATGGTCAAGGTACAGCATTACCAAGTGAATTTAACAAAGAGGATTTAGACGGGTATTACGAACTCGAATTGAGAGGGTTTAGTATTATACCCGCATTCAACACACCAATCTCTACACACGTCTGTAAAGTGGTAAATGACCGTTCTACAAACACTAAAGCAGTATACACAATAAACAAAGCTACCAAAGAACAAGAAGAAGGTGGTGAATTTATATATTATAGAGGATGAATAATCTAAAGATTTTAAATCTAGCAGCAATTGATTTACCCACATTCAAAGAAGTAAGGGGTAAAGATTGGGTTAGTTATGGTGACGACAACCTATACCCCCAACAACTAATAGACTTGTATCAGTCAAGTGCAATTCACAATACATGTGTCAACTCACAGTTGGATGCAATGGTAGGTGAAGGTATCGAGATGATTGGTGATGACTATGTAAACAGAAACGAAGAGACATTAGAAGATATCTACCGTAAGATTAGTTATGACTTCTTGTTGTTTGGTGGATTTGCATTGAACGTCATATGGAGTCGTGGTGGTGATAAGATAGCTGAGATATACCATCTACCATTTGACAAGGTTAGAAGTGGTAAGAAAGACGAAGAGGACAATGTAACACACTATTACTACTCTTCCAATTGGGCTAATACACGTAAGTATAAACCAGTAGAATATCCTACATATGATAATACAAATACTAAGGGTGATAACGCATCTCAAATCTATTACTGTTATCAGTACTCGCCAGGTGTTGAACTATATCCTCTACCTGATTATATCGGAGCCGTCAATGACATTAACTTGGATGGTAGAATCAGTGTTTATCACAATTCTAACATTTCTAACGGTATGTCACCTGGCTTAATCATCAACTTCCCTAACGGTGAACCAAGTCCTGATGAGATGAGAACTCTACACAGAGACTTAAACGAAGCATTTGCATCTGAGAGTAACGCAGGTAAACTCTTCCTAACGTTCTCAGACGGTCAAGAATTAGCTCCACAGATATCAACGGTAGATTCGGCTAACGATGACTATTACGTTGTCTTAGAGACGAGAATTGCAAGTCGTATCTTATCAGCACATAGGATAGCATCCCCCCGACTTGTAGGTCTTACCGTTGAAGGTACAAGTGGTTTAGGTAACAATGCTGACGAAATGACAGTTGCATATGTACACTATATGAGTACAGTCATCGAACCTAAACAAGATACAGTGAATAAAAACCTTGAGAAAATATTAAGGGGTATGGGAATCAATGTTACAATCAAGAACATTCCTAATACATTAGACTTTGAACAAACAGTAGAAGAATGAGTTACGTATTATTTATATCAGAAAGTAGATTAAAGACTTTGACAGCAGTCCATGATAACGTTGAACCACAAGAGTTAACCCCCTTTGTTCAACAAGCACAAGACATATACATACAGGATATCTTAGGTACAACGTTCTATCAGGCGTTGAAAGATAAGATTACCAATGATACAGTTGATGGTTATTATAAGACCCTTCTAAACGATTATATTGCACCTACCTTAGCAAACTACGCTGTATACCTTGCATTCCCCTCATTGAACTATAAGATTAAGAACAAGGCGGTATTGAACCCTACTAGTGAAGAGTCAAATGCAACTGACCTAAGTTCACTAAAGTATGTTAGGGGGTCTGTACAAGATACTGCTCAATTCTATGGTGAGAGAACAAGAGAATACCTTAGAGACAATCAAGAACAATTCCCTGAATACACAAACCCTGGCACAGATGGTATGATGCCCAATAAGAACAACCCTTACTTCCACGGTGTCTATATACCAAAACATTATGGTTGTGGTGACAATCTACCTGACCAGCCTAATCCAATGAATTAATGTCACAAACGAAACGAATACACGAGAAAAGAGAAATTGACAAAAATACCTTACAACAACGAATACAAGTACTTGAAGAACAAGTTAAACAACTTATGTCACTTCTTATGGGCTCTACCCCCCAAAGCTGATGGTGGTGTGGGTAGTCCCCACTTCTTACAAAATTGATGATACACACTCTTTGATGTATCATATCCTATACGTCTGAGAAAGTTACGTGTATCTACGTAATCGTCCATGTGTATTCCCTTATCTTGGAATAGTAACCATATTGGTACTTCTTTATTGCTTTTGTTTGCTCCCATACTATTAAATAGAAAAAACCCCCTCGTCGTTACGAAGGGGTCTTAAAAAAGTAATTTAATATGAAACATCATATTGTATAGGGGGGGACAATGATGAAACTATATTAAACGTTGTAACAAATGGAATATTATGAGAGTCCCCCCCACGATACACGATTAAATATA